CCATTAGGTCCATTATCTCTGCATGCTGTCTTAGCTCCTTAAATGCTTTCTGAACTACATCTGGTCTTTCAGAAGCTATTACACAATAAGGAGACGGGTGGAATGTCAATCTCTGGTCTGTTGTCTTCGATAAATCCCCACACAATTTTAGGTTTATCGCTATCTCCTCGAAATCAGGTAGATCCGATAATTCATATTCGGAGCACCAGGGAAATATATCAGAACTCATCCGGTACATGCGTATCCCAGTATCGGCATTCCACGTTAAGACCTTATAGAGATCCTTTACATTCAGTAAAGCCAGTTGTGAGGCGTAGGGTAATCCCTTTTCTAGGAATGTTCTTTTGACCATACCTCTGTTAGTAGTAACCTTCTCCTTCTCAAGAGAGAGGTTAATACAGCAATATCCATATCTTCTTTCCATATTACAAATCTATTGGAAATCCCCGCAGGGAACCCGATCTATTCGGTGTCTCTTAAAGCTTCTTTTACTTTTTCTATAACCATCTGCGAGGTTATAAGTCCATGGCATTCATTCTCCCTTGGAGTACCGTGGAATATAGGGCAAGAACTTTTAATCCGCATGAAGACATTGAAACAGCCAGAACATCCAATTTTGCTGTTTACTCTATAGCAATCAAACTCATTCTGCTCTTTTGTAAATCCAGCTATCATAACAACAGGAACACCATATGCCCAGGCAAGCCAAGCTAGCCCCGATGACAGCCCTATAAAGATCCGGGATGACACTATGTGATCTATAGCAACGTTTATATCATCAAATCCATTATAATTTATAACCTCATTTAGATTAATAATGTTCTCGTATGAAACATTATAAACATCAATGTTCTCTTCTCTCAGGCAATCCACCACATCCTGCCATCCATTAGGCACATCCCATCTTGCAATTACCTTAAGTGATTCTGGTGCTATCGTTACCTTATTTTTTCCAACCAATCTTTCCTTGTGTTTGACAGGCGGCCTATCTGGGTATGTTTCTTGAGGTAATAGAAAAGTATCTTTGGCTGCATAAAAAAGACCATTTATCGTGTGCATATAGTCTTCCTTATTATAGCCAACTGTTATCTGTGTGTCCACGTGGACATTAGTATAGGAATCCGCAGCTATAAAAACTATATCCTCTCCGATATCATCGAATAGATCTCTGAAGAAAGTGGTGACTAATATCTTTTTTGGCCTGTAATATTCAAAGAATGGCCTAAGAAAGCTAGAGAAGCATATCGTATCGCCAATACAGAAAGAGTCTAGATGTATTAAAATTTCCTTATCCTGAAAATTCCTGCTTCCAGGCTCTCTTTCTGTATAAGAAACGAGCTCTTCCTTAGAGTATTTTCTCCTTTTGTTTCTAATGTAATCAGGAGGAACTATCTGTGACCCTTCATTTTGCTGATTGGACTCCATAGCTAAATAATTAAAATCCAGATAGCCAATTTTTTCTTGCCTGCGAAGATTTACCAAAAGCCATTTCCAGACTTGACTTGGATTCTGAATCTGGTGATATCTGTAGGATTCTTCTGTTTCTCATAACAAAATCCCAATCGTCCAAAGATAGTGAGCCTAATCCCTTAAGGTACCTTACATTTTTAAGGTCCGAAGAAGCTGCTCTCCTGAATTCATCTAGCGAGAAGTAATATTTTTTAACTCTATCACCCGAGCTAACTAGAGGTGTTTCCAATATATGTAGCCTTCCCTGCCCCACTATCCACGGAAACCAAGTGTAGAAAAGGTTAACTAGCAAACTGGTAATATGAGATCCATCAGGATCCTGGTCTGTTGATATAACTATGTTTTTAAATGGTCCATCGAAGCTCCTCTCCTCGGGGTCAAGATTCAATATTTGCATTAGCTCCAGTATCTCCCTATTTGATGACAAGTCACCAAGGGTTCTTGCATTTTTAATCTTTCCCTTTAATGCATAAACACCATCCTTCTTAGGATCCCTCTTTTGCAAAAGTGAACCCATAGCACTTAGCCCTTCTACTATAAATAGATTCTCCGCTTTAGAAGCCGTTGGAGGAAAATACTTATGAGAAAATTTTATCTTTACATTCTTTTTTTCCCTTCTAATCTTCTTTATCTCTGCATCTTTTCTTCTCTCGTCAACAGATTTCTTTATTGATTTAAAGGTTTCTGTTCTGTAGAATTTTTGTAAGCCAGCTTCAAAATTTCTAACGATAGTTGGCTCTACCTCTTCCCTCTTACTTACAAATTTAGTTTTATTCTGGTCACCAAATCTCACTAACCCCGGAGGTAAATTTAAGACCATAAGGTGATCGTAGAAGTGATGACCTAGGCTATCCTCCAGCTCACCATTGATTCTATCCATAACTATCTTCTGATGAATACCCGTGCATATTGCAGAGTTCACAAAAGCAAAAGAAGAAGTTGATTCACTCTTTGGCCAGATTAGAAGTTCCCCTATTTGACACTTGTATGAAAATCCCGGTGATAGAGATGAGTTAATCTGAGTCTTTTTACCGTCCCATATAAACTCTATGCTAATGCTCTCGGTCTTTTTTTCGGTTTCCAATACCCTCTTTTTCAGAACCAGTGTGGACCACAGAATATCACGGTCCCATTTATTATTATCGAATATCTTAGATAGCGGAGAAAAGCTAACTCTTGTTCCGGTTTCACTGCTAGAAGGCTTCGCCTTCACATCAGGTTTAGATGCTAAGAAATTCTCCCATCTTTGGAAATATGTTTCTTGACTATTTGTTGTCTCTATCTCGAAGAATGACGACAAAGCGTTAACAAGACTAACACCCATCCCGTTGGTACCGATTAGTGATTCCTCTATATCGTCATTATCGAAATTAGAACCAGCTCTTAGCATGGATACTGCGGTCTCAACGTTGGATAATCCACTCTTTTTATTCTTTTTAGATCCATTGAGGAATCCGTCACCGGAGTCTGTAATGGAGATCGAATTAGAGCGGGAATCGATATCTACCGTGATTTTCTTCATCGGTGATTTCATCCTCTTGGCCTCATCGACGCAATTAGAAAAAACCTCATCGAAAAGTTTGTACATACCAACTGAGATCGGTCTGGGCTGTGACTTAATACACTTGCCCTCTTCCACTATAGGTACCTGTTCTTCTGAAGTTTTTACGCTACCAACATATATGGTAGGTCTAGCCAAAATGTGTTCAAAGTCACTGAGGACTTGTATTTCTTTACTCGGTTTTGTAGCCATATTATTTTATCTAACTAAAGGAACTAGAACCTCCGTTACGAATTCCTCCATATCTTGTATGGAGATTTTATCAAAAGTATCCATCATACTGTGACAAAGATACCAAGATGAGTTATCAAGATACCCATTTTCATTGAGCATATCAGATTCGCCCTCCAATAAGAGAGGCAGGGGATTGATAACATTTGTGTCTATCCCATTCATGTATAAAGGCAAGCAATCACTTCCTGGCGTTCTTTTAATCGGGGGGTTGAACATTTCCTTTATTCTATCTGTGAGCTCACCTGAGTAGTCACCAATCATGAAGTTTCTACCACCTCTACCGCTTAACTCTAAGTTAAGAACCCACTCTATAGGTCCAAAGTAGCCATTCGTTATCTGACCAGCTAACCTTCTCGACCCAGCAAATCCAACTTCTTCCCCGTCTGTTATTACAACATTAACTTCAGGAACTAACTTTTTAAGAAGTATAGCATTAATAACAGAAGCTGAGTTATCGTTTGCATTTTCGGATTCTAAGTTAACTATATCATGGTGGGCAATAACCATTCTTGTGGAATTCCCTCTTAATATGATATTATGGTAATGGTAACCTCCACCCGTAAAATAGTCAACCTCGTAAGCTATTCCTATTTTTTCGCACAAGTCCATGATGAATTTAGCACGGGGGCTGGGGTCCACACTGTTCTCTAGGGCAGTGCCTAGATTTCTTACTTTACAAAAATCTTTTAGAGATTCAAGAATCTCCCTGTTTTCTATTGAGCTTATATACATTCCTTCTATAATTATCCAAGATTAATAACAATCCCCGCAGAAAAAAAGATGCCCGAATAAAATATCCGGGCATCTAGGGGGTTTACCTTAAAAAAGTAAGATTAGTAAGAGTAATGAACCTCTTCAATTTGCTCTGGCTTCAGGTATACTGAATATTGAGCAGGATTAGTTCTAGCCTTAGCAGCCAAGCTTTGAGGGTAACAAACGATGAATGTTCCATCAGCGCTTTTATCAATTCTATCCACAATAAATTCAGAATCAAAGAAAACATCCTGCATAACACCAGCTCTTTCGATATCTGAAGGTGCAGCTTTTTCTATATCTATTCCGGTTTCGCGTCTGTACTTAAGAGCAGCTTCCTCTTTTGCTTTTGCGATAACCTCATCAACATATACAGGCTTAGTTTTTCCTTGTGTTGGAATTTCAGCTACTACGGTTACCTCATCAACTTCTCCCATTGCTTTCTGATCCAATAAATCTTGGATAACAGCAATTGCCTTAAGTGGGCTAACGTTCATTTCTGGCTCACCACCTGTTTTGTTAAATGCAGTGTCGTCGTAAACCGGGATTGAGCTCTCGTTAATATGCGGAACAAAGTTCTCGTAAATTTTAATGTGTTTCATTTATATTTTTTTATTTTTGATAGTCTATATATCAAACAAATTTTAGAAATTACACTCTTGTTAATTTGGCCTTACCAGATTTAATATTTTCTTTGCCTTGCTTATAGAACTCAAGGTTTCTCTTTAATCTATCCTGCTCTTGTGGATGCAATGCTTCAAAAAACGGAGATGCGACTATCTGAGAGGTCTTCTCAAAAGCTATATCGGCGTGACCTATATAGAAAGCTGCTATGGAATATTCATCAACCATTCTCCATTGCCAGATTTCAGGCTCTACGAATAGAATATCACTAGTCCCCGGTGTTTTAATAGCTAGGTCCCCATAAGTGAAAGATAAAACGTATCTGCTCTCTTCTCTAAGCTTTCTCATAACGTGAAACACAGCTTCTAATCTTTGCGGTCTGTACTCCCATGCTTTAGAATAAGCATTGACAATCTCCATTGCTGGAAACTCCATCTTCTCCATTAATTTAGCTATCATATAGAGAGAATAGTAAACTTCCTCTTCCCATTCACCTGCTTCTGCTCTTTTCTTATAAGCTTCTAGAGACTTTTCCAGCTGATCTGAATCCCGGTAACTCTGAGCCAAATAGAACATATACCTGGTATTGTTTGGCTCGTCCTCTAATGCCTTTTCTAGAATCTCAGCATCTTTAGCATACTTCTCTTCTAGAGAGTTAGCTCTTTTCAAGGGGCTAATATCTGCTTTAACGTGGCATCCTGGAAGAATAGCACTTTTTAAATTCGGTAGATCGCAATGTAGATACTCATGAAGTACACCCTTATAAACCCAAGGTTGATTAGATCTAACTATCTGAGCTCTGTGATATTGAAGAGCATTAAGTCTGTATGTGATCTGATAGGTGTCCATTGACTTATCGATGTGTGCAAATGGATTAAATCCAAATTGCTCAACCATAAATGTATCATCCGCATCGATAATCCATCTATAATCGCATTTATCCTTAGCCAGCTCAAGACTTTCAGTTCTGTTAACTTCAAAGTTAACCCAAGGTCTCTCGTGAAGTTCACCTTCTATCTCAAACTCTGCCATTGTTTCTCTGATTACCTCAAGGGTATTATCAGTGGATCCGGTGTCTACAATCACCCAGTAGTTGATATAAGGGGCTACTTTTGATAAACACTCCCTGATATTATCGGCCTCGTCCTTTACGATCATAACCAAACACAGAGTAGCTGTTTGTTTTTTAATCTCCTGTAACCCTGATATAGGGGCAGCTTTCATTGCTGAATTTTGTTGCACTTGTTTAAAATTTTGTTTAGGTGAATTAGATTTGTTGTCACCTTTTTTTTTCTTTCTACTTACTGGCATTTTGAAAAATTTTGTTATTGTTATAGTTTGTTTACTGATAAGATTTCATAATTAAGACCGGAATAATCTAATTCGGTAGATACCTCGTATGTGCTGCCTTCAATTTCCCCTGAAAAGATTATCTCGGGTGCAAATGGGTCAACTCTATCCAATACTATCTTGTGTAGTTTACCGTCCCATATCCAGGTTACCCATTTCATGCTCTTTCTTAGGACCTTACCACAGTGCTTATCCCTGTTACCCAGCATAACACGAATCCTGGTGGTTTTTTCAGTAGGTGAGGGGTAAACTTCGATTAGTATGGGATTTTCTAGTGAACCGGATATGAGTTCTAAACTTTTTAGATTGCAGCTTATTATAACTAGATCGCCTAGATCCAGCCATTTCATTTTAGAATCTATGCTACGGATTGATTCCTTTACTATGGTTTTAAGTTTTCTTTCGTCTGTAGATTCAACATCAATATAAGAGCTAAAGTCTTTAGATTTATAATTCTTAACACCCTTTACAAAAGATCCAGTTACAGAAGAGAAAACCGAGACCAGAAGATTCACAGCTTCCTCCAAGAATGTTCTTTCGACACTCTGTTTAAGCTTCTCTTCTTTAATCCTCTTTTTTAAGGAATTTACAAATTGATCGACTGCTTCAGAACGCATTATCCCTTATTTTGCTCCTTGGACTTTTTCAAACCCAAAGCATCAACAACATTAGACAAAACCACGTCTTTCCCTTCAGACGATCCTATTTTCTTAACTTTCCTGTTTTTAGTGTAAAGCTCTACCAGAGGTAAAGTCTTTTCAAGATATTCATCAAATCTCTTGTTAATTGTTTCAAAACTAGCATCGTCCTTCCTTCCCTCTTCTTTAGCTCTTTTCTTTAATCTATCGATTGCTTCTTCTCTAGGAAGGTCTAGAAAAATAGCATAATTTAAACCAAGACCTAGCTTACCTAGCATTTTATCTAGCATCTTAGATTGCTCTATATTCCTAGGGAATCCGTCAAATGCTATATTTTTTTCTAAATCAAGTTCCTTAACTTTTTCCTTTAGTATCTCAAGCATCTTATCATCTGGAATCATCTTTCCATTTGCTATGATTTTCTTCAGTTCCTTGTCGTCGGAGTTTCTAATTAGATCCCCTGTTGAGATGTGCTGGAAATCATAGTCCTTTATTAGTCCCTTTGCTAGAGTACCTTTCCCTGATCCAGGAGGGCCAAGTAGAACTATTATTTTCCCCTGCTTATCAGGAAGCTCCCTTTCGTTTACAAAATCGGAAAATCTTTTAATACTAGAATTCATATACTATTTATCTATTCTTAATTAAGATCCGCAAGCAATACATTCGTCTGGCCCGCTATCAAGACTACAGACTATGTCAGAAGTTAATTTAGCAGCCAGGTCAGCTAACTCCTGTGAATTGGCTGTGATCTCTGGAGGCAGAGAAGTTGCCACTTTAGTAACCTCAATTTGTTTAGCCGGCTCAGCTTGAACTGGTTTAACCTCTTCTGTCTTTTGTGTCTTATATTTAGATAGATCAACTCCTAGCCCTGAAAGAGCATCAGCTGCTGATTTAGTTCTTAAATAGTACATACCGGTCTTTAACCCAATCTCCCAACTATGGAAGTGAGCAGCTGTCAATTTAGCAGCATTCACACCCTCGATGAATAAATTCATAGACTGTGATTGACAGATAAATCTTCCTCTGTCTGCTGACATGTCCAATAAATCTTTTTGCTTAATCTCCCACACCGTTTTATAAACCTCCTTGATATCATCTGGGATGCTAGGAATGTTCTGTACAGATCCCTTGTTGATTATAATCATATTCTTCATATCCTCTCCCCAGAGGTCCAGATTTATAAGATCTTTTACAAGATGCTTATTAACAACTACAAATTCACCGGATAGTGTTCTTCTGGTGTAGATATTAGATGTGAACGGCTCAAATGCCTCATTGTTCCCCATTATCTGAGCTGTAGAAGCTGTAGGCATGGGTGCCAGGAGTAAAGAGTTTCTAACACCGTGTTTTATAACATCCTTTCTCAATTTACCCCAATCCCATCTCCCTGAAAGATCATCATCATTGAAACCCCACATATTGAACTGGAATTCTCCTTTGCTAATCGGTGAGCCCTCAAATGATTCGTATGCACCATTAGCTTTTGCTAGATCTTTAGAAGCTGTGCATGATGCAAAATAGATTGTCTCAAAAATATCAGAGTTTATCTTTCTGGCTTCTTCCGACGTGAATCCGATACCCATGATAGCATATAAATCTGCCAATCCCTGGATACCTATTCCGATTGGTCTGTGCTTCGTATTGGATCTCTTGGTTTCCTCTGTTGGATAGTAGTTAACATCAATAACCTGATTTAGATTAAGTGTTGTCTGATAAGCCACCTTATAAAGCTCATCATGATCAACGTCACACTTGCCTCTTATTAACTTCGTTGTTCTAGCGTCGGTCGACTTTAAGAACTTGTTAACTGGAATGGATGCAAGGTTACAAACAGCTTGTTCCTCCTTAGAAGTAACCTCCATAATCTCGGTACATAAGTTAGAACTCTTGATTGTGCCGATATTCTTCTGGTTAGATTTTTTATTCGCGTGGTCCTTGTATAGGATATAAGGAGTTCCGGTCTCGATTTGTGACTCTATTATCTTCGCCCAAAGATCTCTTGCTTTGACTGTTTTTCTAGCCTTTCCAGCTTCCTCAGCAGCAATATAAGCTTGGTCGAAGGCATCCCCGTACAATTCCCAAATCCCTTCCACATCAGATGGTGAGAACAGTGACCATTCACCGTTTTCTTTCACTCTCTTCATGAAGAGATCAGGCGTCCAAAGAGCCAAGAAAAGATCACGAGCTCTTCTTTCTTCCTTACCAGTATTCTTTCTAAGATCTAAGAAATCCTCGATGTCAGCATGCCAAGGTTCAATATAGATAGCGAAGGATCCTTTTCTGCGGCCGCCCCCGTTATGCACTATTGAGATATCAGTAGAATAATTTGGTACATCCTTAACTCTCAGATCATATAGATTAGAATCTGCTATCTCAGCTTTTTTAACTCCCTTTACTCTATTAAATTTTAATTTTTCTAAAGAAAGGCTAACTGATTCCTCTCTTATTTCCCCATCGATCTCAGGATGATGCAAAAAGACATTTTTAATTTTTCCCATTTTCATTTTATATTATCTCACTTTTTTTATTTTTTTCATCCCATATATGAAATTCAAATTTGAATCCCTTAAATACGCAAGACTCTTTTTTAGCTATGTTCTTTTCATAATCCAGTCTTAAACTATAATCCGATTTAACTTCCACTATTCTATTTTCTGGAACTATATAGAGGTCAGGATAGTACTCCCTTTCAATCCCCTTAAAAAAATACACAATTGGATCATTCTCCTCAAATCCTATTTTTAAATCACTTCTTTTGTATTTTTTTAAAAATTCGGGTATAACAAATCTTTCATATCCCTGTACTCTTATCAATTCACCTTCATGTGAAATAGTATAGGATTTGTAGGATTGTTCTTTTTTTCTTCTACATATGTTGGAACATGTTTTTCTAAATCCTTTGTTTGTTAATCTTTCTTTAGCTGGTTTTCCGCAAACTTCGCATTTAGGATGGTCCACCACATCATTCAAAAACATATGGATCATTATCCTTTTATCTGAGAAATTACTGTATCTGTTTTTTAACTCCTCAATTAGAATATAATTCTCCATTAGCATCTGTGTAACTGAACCACATTTTTTTTGTTTTTCTAAACTATCCTCAGTAAGTGATTGTTTAAATTTATCCAGTGTATCTACAAGAAATTTATCGCTCAATTCTTTATATTCGCCTTTGCTGTTATATTTTTTATAGGATCCTCTAAATTTCTTAAATCCTAATTTATCTCTAGGTACTTCGTGCAATCCATTCTCATACAAATAGGAAATTTCTTCGTACGGTAACCCATAGAATCCCATCTCTTTAGACCACTCTATGATATTTAAAGTCTTATCCGGATAATGCGAGGACATGTACGAATATTTTCTGAATTTTCCAGATTTGTCTTCTTCCGTAGTCATTGAATATTTTTAATTTATATATCAGACCAGGGCGGAGTTTTTATATTAAAAGCTTAGCAAAATATCCTCGCCGGTAATATTTTTTGCCTCTATCCATTCTGGATTTATGGTTCCAGATTCGAATTTAATCTCTATATTTTCTATGAGATTTCCACCCTTAATGCATAGAAATAAATGGTCCTCGGTAACTATATTTTTACCACCATCTGTTTCTATTTCGACCATTATTTTATCTGATAATCTTGTGACTATCTTTTCTTCAACCAAATGATATTCGCCATCGGAAGAAAGTACTAGATCACCCGCTTCGATCTCTTCTATCTTTTTATCACCTCCACTAACTCTAATTAGGGTCTCACCAATAAAACACTGATCAACGTACCTCGCAGTCTCATTGAAAACTCTTAGCATTGGTATAATACCGTTGGAATTACCATTTGTGCCTTTGATATAAGAACCTGTGCTTCTGACGTTATGAATAGCCAATCCGATACCTCCAGCGTTCTGTGAGATAACAGCAACATCTGATAATGTCTTGTAAATACCAGGAATTGAATCATCGTCCATCATTAGAAGAAAGCAAGACGAAAGCTGAGGTTTCTTAGTACCTGAATTAAACAGGGTTGGCGTTGCGTGGGTCATCATATGGTTCGAAAGAAGCTCGTAAGTTTTAATAACGTTCTTCATATCATCTCCCCATATACCAGCGGCAACACGCATATACATGTGCTGCGGTGTTTCTGCTACCTCACCATTTGTTTTCAATAGATAGCTTCTCTCAAGAGTCTTAAATCCAAAATACTCAAAATCAAAATCTCTCTCATGTAGTATTGCGCTATCCAGCTTGTTTTTATTCTGCATTACAACCTGATAGGTCTTTTCACTAATCATCCCAGCTGGTTTATTAGTAACAGGATCTATGTAATTATAAAGAGTATCTATAGTGTCTGAGAACTTCTTCTTTGTTGTTTTGTGCAGTCTAGAAACTGCAATTCTAGAAGCTAGAATGGAATGGTCAGGATGTTTTGGTATCATGGAAGCAGCTGTCTCAGCGGCTAGCGTATCCAACTCTTGCGTGGATATACCATCATAGATCCCCGCGATCACCTTCTGTGAAATACCCACAGGGTCAACTAGGTCTTGGTTTAGACCATAGGTCATCTTTCTAATTCTATTAGAAACTTTCTCAAATCTCACTGGTTCTTTAGAACCGTCTCTCTTAATTACTTGCATATTTTATTTAACTTATTTTTAGAAATCTGTATCAAACCCAAATGGATCGTCCTCGCTTTTATTCATGATACCTGCTTTCTGATACTCCCCCACCCTTTTTTCAAAAAAGTTCGTCTTTCCTTGTAATGCTATATTAGCCATGAAATCGAATGGATTTTCAGAATTGTAAACTCTTGAGCAGCCAAGGTCTACTAATAGTCTATCTGTCACAAATTCAAGATACTGTATCATTAATTCAGAGTTCATACCAATTAGTCTAACTGGAAGTGACTCTGTTATGAATTCCTTCTCAATTTCCAAAGCGCTGGTGAGAATTTCTTTTATTCTATCTGGAGAAACCTTATTGATGATGTGATTGTTGTGCAAATGTACAGCAAAATCACAATGCATTCCCTCGTCTCTTGAGATTAACTCGTTAGAGAATGAAAGACCTGGCATTAACCCTCTTTTCTTTAGCCAGAAGATCGAGCAGAATGACCCAGAGAAGAAAATTCCTTCCACAGCTGCAAAAGCAATAAGTCTCTCCTGGAAATGAGGGGAATCGATCCACTTTAGAGCCCATTCTGCTTTTTTCTTAACAGCCGGGATTGTATCAATAGCTTTAAAAAGCATATTTTTTTCTTCCTGTTCTTGTATATAGGTATCGATCAGCAAAGAGTAAGTCTCGCTATGGATATTCTCCATCATGATCTGAAACCCATAGAAGAACTTGGCTTCAGAATATTGAACCTCTTTAACGAAGTTCTCCGCTAGATTTTCATTCACTATTCCATCAGAGGCAGCGAAGAAAGCTAAGATATTCTTAACGAAATATTTCTCATCTTCATTAAGAACGTTTCTCCAGTCGTTTAAATCCTGGGACAGGTCTATCTCTTCCGCAGTCCATATGCAAGCCTGCTGCTTTTTATAAAGATCCCATAAATCTGGATGCTCTATAGGGAATATAACGAACCTATTTGGGTTCTCCTGGAGGATCTTTTCCCCATAGGAATATACTGAATTTTCCATTAAATTAATTTTTTTTAATAACCTCTATTTTGACGGTCGTGATTTTCTTTTTGCTTTGCCATATAGAGATTCACGATATCCTCGCTTGTCATTCCCATGGAAATACCAAAATTCATAAAGAAGTGGAGACCGTCGATCCACTCGTAATAAAGCTCCAACTTATCAGATTCTGATAGATCTGAAATTTTCATGTCTGCGGCTTTAGCATTGTCTTTTTTCCAATACTTCCATGCGGCAGATCCTATACCATCATTAACACCACCGAGTGCATCGAACATCTCATTAAGTTCGTCGGCTAGAGCGTGTTTGTTCACCATCCAAAAATCAGCAATTTGCTTTAGTGTCCAATCCGTAAAATCGAACCCATATCTAGCCTGCAGCTCCTTCTGTTTGTTGTAAATTAGTCCCAGTGTGTCCTCTGTTCCTTTGTAATAGTCCTGAACTTCTAGATCAGCACATTTGTTGTCTGTGTTAGCCATTTTCTTGGTTTTTAATAGTTTAAATTAAGGTTTGACTCCCACCGGGGTTTTTTATATATCACCCTGGCTAGCCTTGGTCCCCTTATTTGGAGGAATTTTCTGATTCTTTTTTTATTAATTTTTCAAGCCTATCGATTTCGATCTGTAGAGCTAACATTTTGTTCTTTGTAGCTTTTCTTTTTGCATAAAGGTCACTAACTATGCCCCTTAATATAGGCTCTTCATCTTCTCCTCCGAAGTATGCTCCGGATGAGGTCTTAACCCAACTTTCCTTCGGAGTTAATATGCTCTTCCCTTTATAGACCTCAGGGGATATACCCCATTGAACAATTGTATTTGGGTACAGGGAGGCAAAGTCATAACAAGCTATCCATTCGTGCAATCCCGCTATTGGCTCCTTAACATATCCACCTGCAAATTTAACTGCCTGCTCTTCTTTCCTCTCGTTAACAAATACCTGTTTTCTTTCTAAGAACTTTCTGAGCATCATGCTCTCTGTTGACCAAACTGGGGAAAGTGCTCTATTGATCTCTACGCCTGTTACCAATGCTATCTTAAAGAAAGTCTGTAAGGTCTTTAGCTTCTGATCTATATAATGAACAAGAGCACAATCGACTGCGTTATAGTAGATAAAGTCTTCGAAATTAGATTGGTATAAATCACGGAGGGTTCCGTTATATGAGATCTTCTTGAGTCCTATAGCTTTTTCAGCAACATAATCTAACCTATTGCTTTCCTTGATTTTAATAACTCTATCCCATTTCTTATAGATATCCAAATAATCGACCATTAGTATGTGTTGGGGCAACTGATGCTTTCCTATTAGAGTACGGGATGGGGATATCATCTTGGGATCTATTCCTAGCTTCTTTGCACGGTTTATCAGATATGGCCAGTCATACCCTAGCCAGTTCCACCCTGTAATGAAAGGCATCTTCGAGCCTATGTCCTTAAAGAAAGTATACAGCATATCATACTCGCTTTCAAATTGCTTGTATTTAAAGCTCCACTCGTCACCGGTTTTTTCAAAGTAGCTATTCAGCTTATTATGGATGGAAACTTGTTGCTCCTGAGTTAGAGGATCTAGTCCTAAAACAATAAGCTTACACTTATCCGTTGCAATACCGATTGATAAAACCCTATTCTTTGTGTTCTCAGTATCTAACGCATCTGCCATCTCATCCGTGATCTCAACCTCGATATCGAGAAAGTATTTCTTTGGTGTTTGATACTCCCAAAGCGGTGATGTTATGTTGCGATCTGACTCTTCCAGCATTTGAGCCATTCTATACTTATCGTATCTCTCAGAAGGAGCCTTTTTAACTGGTGCGCCTGTCCAGTCTTTCCATTCTGGGTCTTTTTTTCTGTCATTAGGGTAACACTTGGACCAAACAAATCTCTCCTCCTCTGGAATGGGAATGTTCAAAAAAACTAAATCACCTTCATCACTGAAATGAGACACATTCAGATACGTTCCTTTATTTTCTATATCTACTATCATGTGTTATCGGATTTGTTAGTATTGTATTGAAGTTATTCGATTTATTTCCAATATCCCCGTTCTTTTTTACTTAATTTTCCGCAGATATATAAATCCAACAAAACTTACATCGTAATGAAAAACATAAAGTCTATTACCGATTTTCTAAACGAAGATTTTGATCCTGGAACTGTTCAGGTTCCGGGTGATGCATACGCTACCAGGGTTAATTCTAGAAATTACCAATCAGCTCACCAGCCTCTCCCCCAGGTACTAGACCCAATGTACGAAAGCTCATACTTCTGTGAGTTTCTGGATGAGTGTGGTAAATCGGAGAATTTTGATAAGTTCCTTAAGGAATCTAAAAGAAGCGGAGTTGATATAGCAGGTCACATAAAGGAAAACTTTTTGTCGAAGAACACAAAGGACAAAAAGTAAAATTATAAGTTTTTATTAGATCCCTGAAATATCGGAAAGATAAATTCTTAATTTTTTATCTGATGTTTCTCTTCCCGTGTTTCCATTTATAAAGATATCCCAGGAGTCCTGACCATATTTACCTATTCCTGGTAACTCTGAAGGGTCATTGAACCCATCTATCCACTTTTGACTCATCTTTTTTATTCTATCTGCTTTTACGTTTTGGAATCCAGTAGACTTTAGGCATTCCGAAATTCTTTCGCTCTCGCAGGAAATAGCAGAGTCGGGATCGGGTATTATGGAAAATAGGGATTCCAGTATTGGTCTTACCTGTTTATTGTTTGTCTGGTTTAGACATATACAACAGATCATCATTCTCCATGGGTTGTCCAGATACTCCTCCTGTATTAATATCTCTCTAGCCATGTAGCAAATATAAGAAACACACCCGCACAAAAAAAGCCGGTTACCCGGCTTTTTCTAGGATAATATTGGGTTACCCTTTAACCTCTTCAAATTCAACCTCTTCAGCTTCTGTGCTTGTTGAGCTAGTTGTTTCACCCTGTTCTCCGGAGTTATCTTGCTCTTGTGCATAAACTTTAGTGGAGATTTCTTGGAGTGTCTCAACTAGATCCTTGGTGATGGACTGCATACTTTCAACATCCTCACCTTTTGTGGTCTCCTTAGCGGACTCGATCATAGAATTAATCTTAGCTCTTTCCTCCTCAGATGTCTTTTCTTCAAAGTCTTTAACCATTTTTTCAGCTTGGAAGATTAAACCATCCAACTCATTTTTAGCCTGAGATAACTTAAGTCTTTCCTTGTCTGCTTTCTCGTTAGCTAAAGCGTCGTCCTTCATCTTTTGGATTTCATCCTCTGATAGCTTGTTGCCAGCTTCAATCTTGATGTTCTGCTCTTTACCTGTTCCTTTGTCCTTAGCAGAAACACTAATGATACCGTTAGCATCGATATCAAAGGTAACTTCAATCTGGGGAACCCCTCTTGGAGCAGGTGGAACATCAGTTAGCATGAATCTTCCTAGAGTCTTGTTATCTGAAGCCATTGGTCTTTCACCCTGTAAAACATGGATTTCCACATTTGCCTGGTTATCAACGGCAGTAGAAAATGACTCGCTTTTTCTAATAGGGATAGTTGAGTTAGCTTCAATCAATTTGGTGAATACACCTCCCATTGTTTCAATACCTAAAGAAAGCGGTGTGACATCAAGCAAAAGAACGTCTGTGATTTCTCCCTTTAAAACTGCTCCCTGAACTGCCGCTCCGATAGCAACAACCTCATCGGGATTTACGCTCTTATTTGGCTTCTTACCAAATAGCTTTTCTACTTCCTCTTGAACCTTAGGAATTCTTGTTGATCCGCCAACCAATAGAATCTCATCTATTTCAGAAACTTTAAGTTTGGAATCTTTAATAGCTTTTCTACAAGGAGCAAGTGTCTTCTGAATTAAATCGTCAATCATTTGCTCAAATTTAGCTCTTGAAAGTTTCCCTACAAAGTGCTTAGGCCCATCCGAAAGAGCGCTTAGATAAGGCAGATTGATTTCTGTTTCTGATGAATTTGATAATTCGATTTTCGCCTTCTCAGCAGCTTCTCTAATACGTTGATAAGCCATTGGGTCCTTAGAGGCATCTATTCCAGTTTGAGACTTGAACTCATCCACGATAAAATCAATAATCTTCTCATCGAAGTTGTCACCGCCAAGATGTGTATCACCGTTAGTTGAAAGAACCTCAAATACACCGGAGCCTATCTCCAGGATTGATACGTCAAATGTACCACCGCCAAGGTCATATACTGCTACCTTTTGATCTTTGTCCATTTTATCAAGTCCATAAGCTAGTGCTGCAGCCGTTGGTTCGTTGATAATTCTCAATACACTAAGACCAGCAATCTCACCTGCCTCTTTTGTTGCTTGTCTCTGTGCGTCATTAAAATAGGCAGGTACAGTGATAACCGCTTCTGTTACTTCGCTTCCGAGATAATCCTCTGCAACTCTTTTAAGATTCTGAAGAACCATAGCTGCGATCTCCTGAGGAATATAATCTCTTCCATTAGCTTCCACGATAACTCTATTATCGCTTCCTTTTTTAACCACATAAGGCATTTTCTTAGCCTCTTTCTTTACATCGTCAAAGTTAGATCCAATGAATCTCTTAACTGAGTACAATGTGTTCGTAGGGTTTGTCACAGCCTGTCTTCTGGCTGGATCCCCGATTTTAATTTCACCATCGTTGAATCCGATAACGCTTGGAGTTGTTCTCTTTCCCTCTGCATTAACAATAACAACTGGCTGATCTGCTTCTATGACCGAAACACACGAGTTTGTTGTTCCTAAGTCAATTCCAATTACTTTTCCCATAATTTTTTTTACTTTTTTATTTTTAGTTCCGGATTTATAGAGCCGGGTCTCTGAGGATGTTTCACCCTCGTCTTTTCAATCTTTAATGATATAGGTTTAAAATCTTTCATTTTTTTTGTAATTTTAGAACTATAATTCAAAAAGATTGCCGCAAGAAAAAAGGAGACGTAATGTCTCCTTTCCTTTTATTTATATGCCAAAATTTACATATTATAAATTTCTAGACTCCTTAAGTTTGACAAATTCCCCGAATTTCTTAACTAGCTTCTTTTTTCTTTTACTAGCAGCAGACGTTCCAACAGTTAAACTATCAAACTTATCACCAGAGCCAGATAAGCTAGAATTATAGAATCCAGCATTAGTTCCGCCGTTCTGAGGTGTAGCAGGATTTCCCATACCTGGGGTAGCACCTAAAGTTGCTAGGGGAGCTGCCATACCTCCGTCCTCGTTTACTTGCATAGAGTAACCACACTCGTTTAGATATTCATTTAACTGATCACAGGCAACACAGGATCTGCTTTCGTTTAACCAATTGTCTGTGCATTCCATAATGCAAGCCTCATCGCAGGATCCTAATTTTTCATTAACAAGATCCGAGTTCTTTTTCATGCAGACTAATTCTCTGCCTTCTGTTGTTTTACCGGTTGGATAGTACATTTTAATTCAGTATATTTTTTATATTTTTTTCGAATATCCTTATTACGTTTCCCGTTTCGTCTTTGGTAACATATCCTATGATATCATTATATGTATCGTAGATTGGCGAGCTTATTAGAAGCTTTCTCCCGTGATTATCCAGGATCCATTTATTTAGAATCTTACTTTCTTTCTTTGGACCCATTCTATAGTCCTGGTAGTTGCTATCCGGAGCACCGCAATCACACATAATTATTCTTTATCTTTATCGTCAAATGACACACCAACTCTAATTGGTATACCGTATTTATCGAAAGTTGTTTTTATATGACCCACTGTTATCTTGACCTTCTTTTCCTTCTCCTTTACCTTTTCCAGACCATTTACTCTAATGACGATCTTTTCGAAGTCATCGAGGATCTTTTTATCAACCTTCTTCTCTAACCAATCCCAAGGGTTTTCATCGGGTATCCAGCTGCCTTGTGGTATAGAAGCCGCTACTCCTATTAAGACATAAACGTCTATCCACACCCACTCAACATCACCACCGCTCCAAACTAGAGAGTCGCGATCGTCATTCCATGGTAAATAGTATTTATTATCTGGCATTTTATTATAATTCTTTTAAATTATCATTACCTGACGTTCCTGGTGTGGTACCACCGCCTGCCTGTAATATATTGTGTATAATGTGACATTAATTGTATGCTATAATACAGGAAATATATTTAGGCTGACCAAATTATTATTTTGGATTCTGAGGTTTTTGCTCTTGAGCAATCTGATTAAGGAAGTTAATAAGGGATAGACCGTACTTAACCGGCATCTCCTGGATAAAGGGGTCTAACCCCTTCATTTGTTCTTGTGTGATTACAATGTCTCCCATGTTGTTGTTTATTTGTTATAAATTATAAAAGCAGTACCCGGGTTTGTTTCAAGCAAAGATATAAAATATTCTAATTTAGAAGTATCTTGAAAATCTTTTATCATTATAGCATGTTCAGGAAAGCCTCTTACAAAGCTCCCCTCTATATCTTGCTCTTCAGACAAGATAAACATTGTAGAGTTAGTGTCAGCATTGGTAATTACCCAGTCTCCATTCTCAATCTGATCGTAATTATAATTTATCATATTATGTATATTTATTATGTTGTGTATTTGAAACTTCCTGTTGTTAATTGCGGACCCGCTGTAGCACTAGCTACAAATGGGTTGCTGGCTACTATCGTAAGTCTTTGGTTAGTTGTAAAACTAACTGTTGCCGAGTTATCTGTGTATGTCCCAGCGGCTGATCCAGCTGCAATTGTAATTACTGGTCCAAATGTACTTGTATCTGTGTTAGCTAACTTAAGAGTCATAGCAGATGTTGGAGCTACTTGAGCTATTCTTAAAATTACAACTAATGTTGACGCAGTCCCTGCTGGCATCGGGTATCCTGGAAAGAAAGTCGTGGCAGCTGCTCCGTATTGTGTAGCTACAACATTTGGATTTTGTGGGACCCCCCCTAAATATACCCCGTAAAACAATGAGCCGTTAGGGACAGCAAAGCTATTCATGTTAAATACATAAACAGTTGAGCTTGATGCAGTGTATTGAGGAACATTAAGAGTAGCCCCAACTAAAGTTGCAGCACCACTGGTTCCAGTTGTGGTTAAAGTCAATGCGCCTTGCTTATTGTTGAACGTAGTCCAATCTGCGCTACTCAAAGCGCCTCTATTCGCTGCGCTTTCTGTTGGTAGTTTAAGAGTGATAACTGGAGTAGTTTTACCATTTGCTATGGTGCTACTTAAATCAGCTCCACCTGTGCCTAAAGTCAAAGCTGCTACTGATGTAACGGTGCCTGTATTTGTATTGCTTGTTCCAAAATCAATTT